CTTTGCCATTTTTTCATATAAAGCAATATTATTCATCTTTTCAATCTCAGACTTTAATTCCTTCTCAACTTGCATTGTATGCGTTCATATTAACTACACCGACAACCTGAGCTGTCACACCCTTACCATACTCTTCGACTGTCTTAATTTCTTTTAGAGTTCCAAGAACTCTGTTGTCTTTCCCTCTTGCATTTACAACCAGATATAACGGATGATTGGTATCATACTTAACAATTTCATTAATATCTTTATCATATAAAGCAAATCCATAATCCTTCTTATTGCAATCATCTACCAAATTTACAATCGCCACTTTACTAAATCCTGTCATTTTATTATCCTCACTTTTAACTTTTTCTACTGATAAAACGTTATATCCTTGTTTTCTGTTCTTTAATTGAACCATAACATATTTCTGTGTACCCACATTATATGTATCTATAACAAATCCAGTTTGTCCCTACTATTACAAGAGCTTTTTATTATCACTTTATCATTTATTTGAATGTTCCTCATAGGCTGTACCTCCTATTATTTTATTCTCCAACTAAAATCCACAGTCTTCTTTTTCTACTAACTTTCAAGTTATCAATAAAATCAACATTATCTAAACTTACCATAAGATTAGACTTATTTCGTCTAATCTCACTGATTGACGGATAAATGCCTAATTCCACAAGAATTCTAGGAAGAAATCTTTCACTGGTATAATAAGTCTTTTCCTGCTCAATTCTATTCCAATCATTTTCATCTAATGCAAATATCTGTTGTGGTTCTGCTATTGGTTTTCCTATTACAATATTCTCTATATAAGCCATAATTTACCTCCTAAAAATCCTCAAGAAATCTATGTTTCTTTGTAAAAATATCACTATATATAGTGTCTATATTTTCTATAAGCACTATATATAGTATCTTGTTTACGCCTGGTACACAAAACTTGGCATTGGCTGTAATTTAAACAGATTTTTCTCATGCATTGAATCAATCTTAGTTTTTACTTCCTCGTTTGGCTCAATTCCATCTCTGATATATGCATCTAATTCAGCATAAGTAAATCCAAGGTTATCTTCATCAGTCTTTCCGCAAAGACCATCGGTAGGTGTCTTATCAACTAATTCTGACGGAAGTCCCAACTCACGACCAATAGCTTTAACCTCTGTTACTGTAAGCTGAGATAACGGACTGAAATCACCAGCAGCGTCACCATATTTTGTGGCGTAACCTACCCAATTTTCGGAAAGATTACACGTATTAGCAACACGACCATTTACTGACTGAGAAATAGCATATAATGTAGCCATACGAATACGAGCAGGAAGATTTGTTGTTGTCTGAGGTGTCGGTGAAACTACACCTTCAAAACTCTCTAACACTTCATTGACAGCACCCTCAATATTGCACGTAATTCTAGTGATGTCTAAAAAGTCAACCAACATTTTTGAATATTCGATATCACTTTGTTCTCCTTGTGGCATAAGGACTCCAATTACTCTATCCTTACTAAGAGCTTCTACACATAATGCTGCCACAACACTTGAATCCTTTCCGCCTGAGATACCCACTACTGCCATACAATCTTTACCATTCTGTTCAAAGAAATCCTTAATCCACTGAACGCAATCATTAGTTGCTTTCTTTACATCAAAATTACTCATGTCTAATCTCCTCTCTAACTCTCATAAGAATTTTTCCTAAATTATTTTCTCCAACACCATTCACTGTGCCCCAAATTTTATCACCCCAAGTATTACCTTCTTCGAGATGCTGATTATCAGTCTCAAGTAACTTTGCTTTGAGCTTTAAATTTTGAGTAAATTTCGCTTTTACAATTTCGTACATAACGTTGTACTTCACATCTTCCCAATCAGATCGAAGCTGAACTCTTCTGCCAAGTTTCTTTGCAGATGATGGATCTAAATTCGTGAAACATTCTCTATCTGAAAAAGTTTTTGCTGATTGAAAAGCGGCTTCATTATTCAAATATGTAAGTCCTTCATATGTAACAGGAGAAGAATAAAAGTTGCTTAAAAAATAATATTTACCTCTAAATTCATTTATCATCCTTTGTCAAGCCTCCATAATTCAACATTGCAATCATAAAAAATATCCTCTATCATTTGATGTACTTCCTCCCAATTTGCACCGCCACGAACACAGCCAATTTTATATGGCATTGCAATACTCATATTTTCCAAAACCGCATATGATCTCAAATTTTCAAAACATTTTCTTAAAGAATTAATATCTGTATACTGTTTTCCGTCATAGCCATATGATTTTTGTGCAAATAAATTTGCATATATTCTTGCGTCAATATTAGACTGAAAATATCTAACAGAACCCAATAATTGTTCAGGTGTATTAATCGAACAAAAACTATGATAATCTTTATATACTTGCGCATCATAATCACGGATCGCTTTTGCAACACCAGAATTAAAAGCACCTTTGCAATTAACCTGGTGCGCAATAATATCAGTGTTCGAAGTGAGCAAGTCTCCATCAATAATTTTAATCATTACTTACCTCCGTACATTCTGTTTCTGATATCCGCAAATGTATCTTCTCTTACTAACTCTCCATCTTTAAATACGGTAGTAAGTAAACTGTTATCACTCATTTCAAGTAACTGATCTTGACACTTTAATTCACCGTTATCATCGTATACTCTACAACATCCTTTATGAGATTTCTTTAAGTGACTCGTATCTGTCTTAGGATCTTTGAAAATCATTAACTTCTTACCATCAATTACTCCATATGTAGCTTTCATTGCAATACCAAAAGTATCTCTTGTAACAACAATCATCTTGCCATTTTCAACGATTGCAGTGAAGCAAAAAGCTCCTACACCATAAGCAATATTATTAGCTGCGAAACCACGCTTTTCTAATTCTTTCCAAATAGTTTCTACATTAGAAAGTGTGCAGCCATCACCATAAATAATACCGATATGCGGATTTAATACCTTATAACCTTTACCATTTACAGAACCACCAAAAATCTCCCATAACCTTTCAACTGTCTTAACTGAAATCTCTACAATATCACCACTATCAGGACGAACCAAGAGCTTTCCATTATGATTCATAATCTCTTCTTTACACTGTGGAAGAATATTATTTACCATATTCCAATAATCATAAGTATCTGAAACCATACTAAATGATGTATTTGGATATAACTCTGTTAAAAGTCTCTTAACGAACGTAATCTCATCTCCATCAATTGAGAAATTAGCCCCCATTACAGAATGCTCAGTTGAGACAGCACCGATTCCAATACCATTATTCTTACAATCGGCATTGTAATATCTATCAATATAATTAATTGCTGGAATTGTAGATGTCTTATTAAATGAAAGCAACCATGATGCTGAACATCTTGTAGCTTCATCCATACAAGACATTCCTCTCATGCCAAAATCTGCACAAGCCATATTTCCAGGCAACCCGTCTGTTGTCTTGTTATACCAATAATCTGCAATCTCACGATACATATGACCGATAGTTGCATGACAACAAGGCTTCCATAATTCTACCTGAAGAATACATTCGATCCACTGAACAAGCCAAGCAAATTTATCATCCGTATTTGTAATCTCAATACAAGGAACACCCATAGGAACAAGTGTACCTTCTGGTAATGCTCTAATCTCAAGTGGTAAATATCTTAATCTGTGAAGCTCTACAATTTTATCTAAATCATAGTTGTCTCTACCAATCTGTACGTCCATCGAATCTGTATAAAGAGTTAGCATCTCATCTTCCGATAAATCGAAGAAATTTTTCTGAAAATATCCCATTAAATATTCTTTGATAAATGCCTGTAATCCAAAGAAAACCATTTCATTCTGATTCTCTAACATTGATTTTCTAGGCACCCAATACGACACCAATTTAGTCAAACCATTTGGGTACATGCGATCATGACACTGTTTATAAGTATCTGATAATAATAAAGCCATTGTGTTATCCATAATTTTAAACCTCCATAACTGTAATTTTTTCATGACTACCATTAAATAAACTGTTTGTCGTAAATAATCTGTTCACTGTATTATTCTCCAAAGACTTGATCAACGTTCCTTTTTCTTTATCAAGAATTGAATTCTCTGTATGTGTTGCATACGCATAAATCTCAGTTACACCATGTTTCTTTAATTCTTCTGCACTATAATAAAGTGAACCGCCATATGCGATAATATCATCAATCATTAACACAGCTTTATCCTTCAAATCAATACCATTTGTTCTAATGTCTAATCCAAGGATTTTACCAGTCTTCCAATCTCTCTTCTTTTCACCATAACAATACGGTAACTCAGGGAATAAATCTGAATATCTCTTAGCTGCACCTGCATCTGGAAAATAAAGTACAAGATTTCTCATACCAATCTTTGAAATAGCTTTATCAACATACTCTTTTGGATTTTCTTTTACACAATTATTGAGTAATGCAGTAGAAACATCGCTATGAGCATCTAAAACATAAACTGATGAAAATCCTAACCAATTGATAAAATCGCAAAAATACTTCAATGTGAATACTTCATCATCATTTTTTACTCTATCCATTCGTGCATTAGGAATATATGGAAGAGACAAATAATAATCCACATTAGTAAAAAATCTTTCAAGATGTTTCTTTACTAACATCAGATAAAATATCTCATCGTTACTCTCATAAATCCATTCAATCCAAATACAAGGAGAGCCATCATAAGAGTCTTCCTCAATGTTGTTTATATCATCTGGGAACTTATTGATTGTTACAATATCGCCATTAATTTTAATCATATTCTACTCTCCAATCACTTCAATCTGACACATCTTCATAGTTGCTAATGCAGCCTTGTGAGTATCAGGTGTGACACCTGCACAACAGCTTGCATCTACTGTAATATCAATCTCAGGATAGTTTGCTCTAATAATAAGTGCATTTGAAATCACGCAGATATCGGTGCATAATCCGCAAATCTCAACGCTTTCAAATCTAAAATCATCCCAATGAGTCCATCCAAAAGTAATTTTGTCAATCAGAATGTCATTATCAATATCAAAATCTAACTTATCTGAAATCTGCCAACCAGCAGTATTCTTTACACAGTGAGTAACAGGAAGATGTATACCTTCATATGTCTCTAAATAATTCTCGGGATGTGTGTCTCTTGTAAAGATTACCTGTTTACCAGCATCCTTGTACTCCTTAATTTTCTTTGCTACATTTGATACAATCGCCTGTGCTTCCTTTGTACCAAGTGTTCCATCAATAAAATCATTCTGCATATCTACAACAATTAATGTTTCTCTCATTTTGTTACCTCTTTTCTTTGTTCTTTCATTACCAAATGGCTAACGTTTACTGCTTCTCTCATAGCTTCTGCAAACTCATAAGCACAATCAGAAGTAAATCTTTCCTGCACTTTTGCAATATCATTTGTATCAACTTCACTATGAATTCTTGCGTCAATAATATATTTTCCGTCTTTACATTGAATATCTACCATTGTCTCATCCGTTCCTTTCCATATCATAAAAGCAGCATAGACTGAGCAATTCATGATTTCTATCAGTCAAATAATTTACCTTTTCAGTTAATTCTTTATTCTCTTTTTCAAGTGCAGCTATTTTATTTTTCAATATATCTTCTGTTGAAAACTTCTGAGTTCCAATCTGCTTATAATCAGACGAAACAGTTTTAACAGAATAATTGCTAATGTAATCTGTTGTTCCATCGGAATATTTAATAGTTGGTTCAAAGAATCCACGCCTCTTGCACTCATCACAATGACAAATGGATGAAATATATCCAACTTTGCCATCACTATTTTCTACATAATCACCTTCATGAAATTGAATATCTGTTGTATTATTCTCTTCTGGAACAATTGGATCTCTGAAGTTAAGTTTTAAATATCCTTCACCCACATTTTCTTCACTAACAAATCTATACCCAAGGTTTTCGTATTTCTTAATTGTATCTTTTGCTTCACATATTTTTACACCAACTGTCATCTATTTATTCTCCTCATCTTCGCCTAAAATTTCCTTTCTTAATGAGTTCCAACCATCATCATAACCATCGCAATATTCATCCATATATACATCATTGTGTGTCTCATCTGGCAATTCTTTTAATGGACACCAATTTGGTTTTTCTTGACAATATCCATTTTCACTATCAACTATTCTACAAAGAGTATTATCATTTGGCTCATCCATTAATTCACAACATGCTTCAATACCTTCTTGTATTTCTCTACAAAAATTACAATCACAACAAGTTCCAGGCATATCTAACACTAAAATAGCTTTACTCATACATTTAATCCTCTTTTCTTTGTTTTTATATGTATTTATTCTCTGAAAACTCAGAAGAAATTCCGCTTTACTTGGAACTTTTATTTTTATACACAAACAGCTTTTCTCTTCGAAAATCCTTAATGTTATTACACTCTCTATTGCTATCAAATGTAATCTTAACTTGTTTCTCCCAAATGCAATCAAATTCATCTGGCATTGAATATTCACTTATAATGACAACATTATCTTTAGACATTTCTCTACACCATTGATAAAATTGTTCATATGGAAATTCACCTGTTTTATATTTTGTTGTATTTTTATACGGTGGATCACAATATATTACATACCCATGTAAATTAGAATAATCTAAAAATGAAGCTGTTCTAAAATGGATACCTTTAAGATTTGGAGCTTGCTTCATACATGATTTGTAAGAATAAATATCTCCACGATGTTTAGCATCATCACGCTTTGCATAACCACCAAACCACTTTGCTCCAAAACTAAGTTCATATCCTATATACCCTGTTATAAAATCAGAATACTTGTCAGGATTATTTTTTACATCAATATAAAATTCTTTCGATACTTCTTTTGGTGGTTCAATTCCTTGCTGCAAACCAATAAGTACAGAGATTACATATTTATCAACATCGCTTCCTATCTTATTGTCACATTCAATTTTATCAATAATATTTGCACCACCTACGAATGGTTCTAAATAACCACTGCATCCCTTGTCTATGTAATCCTGTATAATCGGTACAATTTGTTTTGATAACCGATTTTTGCTTCCCATGTAAATCATTATGTATCAGGAGTAAACGCTGCGTTTTCGGTATACCAAACCTCTTACTCCTTTCTTTATGTTATTCTCTGTTTAATATTCCCAATCATCATTTCTAATTTGGAATACATCGCCACACTCTTCAATATCTGGATAATTATATGTAGCAACATTCATAGCATATTTATCTATTTCGTATGCTTTATATGTAATATTTGTAAATCCCATTTTTTCCAAACAATACCTACCAGTTCCAATTCCATCATATAAGCTCAGAACTTCAATAGGATAATCTCGTGGAACATTCTTCAATCCTTGATTTAAAATATGAATAATTACTTCTGCCGTCCATCCATTACCAATACATTTATAACGCTGTGTTTCAGGAACACCACTACATAATGTATAATCATCAGGCAACGTCTGCAATCTTTCTGCTTCTAAGGGATTTAATTTTCTTACTTCTCCATTGATAAGATACAATCCAGTTTTTGCACCTCTTCCACCACCATTGGCAGACAAAGTACATGATTTACCATTTATGGAATATACTCTTTCACCTTGTCCACCTTTACCAATAGTGCCAATTCTAACAAGTTTATTGTTATCCTTAGTATCATCTCTGTTATTAAATTTAACCTCATTTATTAAGTTTTCTTTATGGAATTCAACATCAAGAATATCTTTCACTCTTATACCCTTATCTATAATGTTTTTGGGATCAATATTGATATTAGTAGCATAGATACGATGTCGAGTTTGTGCTGTTAATAATGCACTGTTGATATGTAATAGATTAACATTTAATCGTTTTTCGATTTCTTTTTGAATTTCTTTTGATATACTTTCGTTGTTCTCATATAAAAATATATCTGGTTGCCATTTTTCTTTCGCAATTAAATAATTTTTAAATAATTCCCATCCTGTACCTTCACAAGTGGTTTCTCTTCTTTCGGGTGATTGTGAGATTGACCAAAATGTACAAGGCGAACCACCTATTAACAAACGTAATGGTCGTCCATTAAGCTCACAATAATTATTTTTTTCCTATGGTTTTAGCAGACGTGTTAATTCCATAGGATTTTACAACAAAATAATTAAGAAGAAAGGAATTAAGCAATAACTCCTAGGTAATTATGGTTACGTAACCTTTGTAAAATAGTGTATTTTGACAGAGAATAAAGAAAAAAATATTTCTTGTTACTTTTATTTGGAAAATTTGGCTGACCAGCCTTTGAATAGAATTACTTCTATATTAGATTATTCTCTACTTTACAAATGGATTATCCATAATATGGTCATTAATCATATTTTTAAATGCAAAAGGGGAATCAATTACTCTATCTGAATATTTGAATTGTTGTAAAAATCTGATTACATCACGAGCATCACCAGATGATAATGGCATAAATGATACGTACTCTGGGTGACCTTTAATACATACAACAGCCCAAGAATAGTCGCTATGTAAATGAATATCAGTTCCGACATCCATCATTGAATTTATTAATTGATGACAATCATTGACTAATCTATATGCGTCTGAATATTGGTTTCGTGCCATTTGCATCTGTATAGTAGATTTTTGCAAGTCCTTTAATTCAGTCTCAAAGAACCAAGTTCTTAATTTATTTCGTATTTTATCTTTTATTTTCACATTCTCACCTCACTTTACAATATCCTAACAATCTGTTCATACAAACAAATATCTCTGTCATTGATTGCCTTATTTAAATGCATATGACCAAACAGATGTTTTTTGTATTCAGTTGTAGCTTTCACTTCTTCCAAATAATTAGTCAATATATCTGATTCATATAATCCTTTACCACCCATAAGATACAAATCTGATGTAGAAGGGCTATGTGTAATAATATAATCAACTATATTGTTATTTTCTTTTAAAACCTCTAGTCCATACTGCATTTCTTCATCTGTTGGCAATTCCTCTTTCCACCAAGATAAATCCTTGATACGATACATATACTTACCTTGCTTATCAAGCTTCTTGGCTTCTTCTCTCCAATCTTCGTCATTGTAATCAAGAATGCCATCCTGAATATCATGACTTGATGCACCACCAAATGCAAAGAATTTCTTATTTTCAATGGTAAACACTTCGCCACGCATTAAATGTAATACATTGGATCTAATTTCATGAACCTTACCACCACGCCACTCTTTTATAGGATAACTATAGATTCTTGGAAAACATTCGTGATTTCCGTCAACAAATATAGTTGTGAATGATTTCTGATTTAACCAATCCAACCAATATTTTTCCTGTTTGCTTTCACCATCTCTGTTCCATACAAGACCAAAATCGCCAAGAATAATTACAATGTTCTCATCTTTATTTCCAGAGAAATCTTTCTGTTCATAGAAACTATCTTTACTTAATCTTACAGGATTTCCATGTATATCGCCTGTTACAAATACTGCCATAATTCACCTCTTACACACTAAAATCTCAATATCCGTATCTGCAAAAACATTTTTAATTTGTTCTGAGACATCATTCCAGTTCAGCCTATCTAAACCACAACCAATTACAGGCATTGCAATCTTTTTGATATTATTCTCCAAACAAATCTGTTTCATCTTTTCAAGTGCAAGTCTCATTGTAACGATTGTTGGCTTGTGAAAATATCTCTCTTTTGTAATAAGATTTAATACTCTACCTTCTAATAGACAGTCACCACCAATTCTCTTATGAGTATACTGATTAAGATAATCTGGATATTTTGTCTGTAATTTTCGTTTCATATCAAATCTTTTATTGAATTCAACTACAATCCCTTTACCCATTCCAAAATCAGCACTAATACAATGTGCTAAATAATAATCTTCTGG